CGGGACTGTTCGACGCACCGGTATTCCCGGTATTACCGCTCTTATACTACTGGGCAAGGGGGGAGTCAAGGTATTTAAATGACCATCCTTTGTAGGGGCCACGCTTCAACGGCAAGCCGGATTTCAACGCTCGATTAGCTGTCGGCGGCTTTATTCCTGACGCTTCTCGCAGTGCCTGAATACTGTCGTATTTCAGCGTTCTTCCGTCCGGGCTTGTAGCTACAACTTGCCTACTAACCTTGACACCGTGGTCAGGGCGCTTCTTACCAAACCAATAATTGCCTTCGCCAGATAGGGTGGCGGAGATTTTTGCTTTGGTGGACGGCGCTACATGATGCCCCCGCATGGATTTACGCCGCTTGGCTTTTTCCTCGTCGGTCTGCACCCTAGTTTTGGAAGCGGCAGCAATCTTGGCTTTGGCCTCTTCGGTATGGGAAAAGGTTTTGCCCCACATTGAGTTCTTTTCCCCGTACATACCTGTTTGGGGGGACGTGGCGTCTGTAGCTATGTTGTAGCAATACTCCTTACCCACATGCTCTTTAAGCCAAATATTCTCAGCGGCTAGAACATCTACCCCTTCGGGCAACTCCTCAACGATAACAAAAGTAAAAGCCTGCTCACCGTACTTCCCCCATGCAGCTTGAAGATGCTTATTGCCGTGAGTTCCGCGCCGTAGCATCCACCAATGTATCCGTTTACGACGCGTAAAGTTTTCCGCGCTACCTACATAGAACTTGTTATTGACTACGTTGATGATCTTGTAAATACCTCGTGCCATACACCCTCCGATTCGATATAGGTAAAGTGAGGGTAGAATACACTAATGTAACGAGTAACACAACACATATTTAAAAAGGGGCCGAAGCCCCCTCAAAACCCGCATAAAGCCTAGGTTTTAGATCAAGCCCCTTGGCTGCCGTACATGCCCAGAGGATCCGACCAGCCGAACGAATAACGCTCACGTGCTTTGTAGCGGACGTTCCCTGTATCGAAGTCTCCATCCATTGACTGAGACAGCGGCGTACGAACAAAGTGCTTCATGCCGTTAGGAACATCAGTGGTCAGGAACCATGCGTTCGTATCGGTCAAGAAGTGGTTGATCGTAAAGCCCTCTGGGATCGAGCCGTTGTTCTTCAGGGCGTTGATGTCGTTGTCATTGGTGCCGACGCGGAGTTCGGTTTCCAACAGACGAGTAGCAACGAACTGGAGAGCAGGTGGGACGATCAGCTTACGTGGCTTAGCTGCGATCAGCAGGCCGCGTTCGTCAGTCCACGCAGCGATTTGAATCACAGCGTTTTCCAGCGAGGTTTCGTTCAAGTCAGCAGCCGTCGAAGGAATGTTCGAGTTGGTGCCGCCAGAAACGAGTGGGTGGTTGTTAGCAAACAGAGCCTTGCCGTCGCCGCCCGGATACGAAGCCGAGAAGCCGTTGTTCAGCACTGCTGCCGCTTTAACCTGCTTGGTGTACGACATGGCACGAGCCAGCGCCTTGGTATAACGAGCCGACAGGCTGTCATACAGGTTGTCTTCGATGGCCTCTTCGGTCAGCGAGAAACCCAAAGCGATGGTTTCGTGGTTGTATCGAGCAGTCCAAGCTTCCTGACCGTTGTCGTACGCGATTGCAGAACCTTCGTTCTTAACCGGTGCGGCAGAAAAGCCAGACAGTTTGGTTTCTTCTTCGAACGAACGCTCGGAAGTCTCGGTTTCGTAGATTTCCTTGTGCTCTTCGCCGTAGCGGGCATACTCCAGACCGAACAGTGCGTTCAAGCCGGGGAGCAGCTCTTTCAGTAGTTGTGCGCGTGAAATAGCCATGGTTTACTCCCTTATACGTTGGCAGTGCCGGTCGGGTTGAGATATTGATGACCGCCAGTCACAGTTACCGTAGTAGTGTAAACAAGCGGATCGCCCGTAGCCGTTGTGGTAGCTGCCATATACGGAGCATTCCACTTAACGATTACTTCGCTGTAGTTGCCGTTGGAATCGACGGTCTCTTCAATCAGACCAATTACCCGCAAAGGCAACGATGCGGCAGTGTTCGAACCCGAATCGTAGGCACCAATATTCGAGTTACCCGAAATAGTGGTGTTCGAAGAAGGCTGCGAAATAGCCATGTTGTTACCCAGAATCAGGTTGTCAATCGGTGTGATGGTGGTCGAAGTTGCACCGCCAGTCACAGCAACCTTAAACAACTGATCAGGATCATCTGCTACATAAGCCAAAATGTCAGAAGCAACAACGCTACCCGGATACGAGTTAGCGAACAGCTTTTGACCAGTCGATGGGTTAGTGTAGCTGCACCCAAGAAAAACACCGACAACACCTGTCGCGGAAACAGTAGTAGTACCTGTCTCTTTGACAATGAAGCCAGACGATAGGCGAACAATGTCGCCATTGTTGATAGCACCAGCAGTATTGCTGGCAATCGGGAGTTCACGAGTCTGGCCCGCGAACACCTGACCGCCGATCAAATTGATCGGTACTAGGCCGTAGGGGGCCGATACAGTCGGATATGCCATGTTGGACTCCAAAAATTAAAGAATTAACTTCCTTTGCCAAACGACGCAGTGGACTTTCTCTCGTTAAAGAGCGGCATCCTCGGGTCGCTTTGACGCATCAAGTTGTTGTCCACGGACTCAATCTGACCTTCAGATTGCTTCTGGTAGTAGCTATTACGCTGTGCCACCAACTCCTCGGGAGTCTTGCAGAGCAACAACCCACCAACCTCAACGTTGTCCTTAAAGCGACTATTCGGGTCGATTAGCAGTTGGAATTTTGGTTGCTCCTCGATTTTGACTGGCTCCCAGCCTTCACGCAGTTTGGCGGAAAGGTTACGTGGGTCAGCGTTGTTCAAAGTCGAGACGCGAATCCATCTGTACGCGAAACCGGGCTGCTTATCTGGTTCAGGGAGAAGCTCAGGGGGAGTCCACTGCTTTGGACGTTCCTGCACGGTACGAGTTTCAAGTTCACGAGTGAGTCTGTTTTCAGCCATTGTTGGCCTCCATTTTCATTAGTTCACGGGCGTATTGTTCAGGAGTAATCCCAAGCCTTTTAATAGTGTCCAACTGCGACTTTTTCAGCACGATCTTTTTGGAGGATGTGCTACGGGTCGCAGGTGCTACGACCGTGGACGGCTTTTCTGTGCGCGGCGCAGCCCTTTCAGGTTGCGGCGAAGAATCACTTTGGAAGTAGTCCGGGAAGCGTTGACGCATTGTGTTGTCAATCTTCTGCCAATACTCGTCGGTGGACGTGTACTGATTTCCGTACTGTTTGACCAGCTTTTGGTGTAGCCCAAGTGCAAGACTGGTCATCTCCTCGTCTTGACCGAACCAAGTATTGCGCTCTTGCCACGCAACTGCCCTTGGGTCAGGACGAGCCACTGGGACTTCTGGATTGCTTTGTACCTCATCTTCATTATATTGTAAAGAGGGCACGTATTCTTTTGCTTTTTGCAACTTAAATTGGGCGCTATTAAGTCGCTCCTGCGCCTCAATCACCTTATCGGTATCACCCGCGTCGTAAGCTTCCCGATAAGCACGTTTAGCTGCGTCCAACTCCAATTCTGCTGCTGATTGGTAGGTTTGAAGGTATTCCCTTTCACCTTGGGAAAGCTTGCCTTTAAGGGATTTATTTTCCTCAAGGATACGCTTTGCCAATTCCTCCGCCGCCTGACGCTCACGCAGGGCTTGTTCCTTCTCCCGGCGTTCATCGTGAAACACCTTCTTCATCTGCTTCAGGCGAATTTTTACCTTCTCGGAGTAGTCCTCCAATTCATCCTGCTCAAGCTCTTCGACAATGTGTTTGGGTAACGGCTCCCGACCACGATCTTCTTCTGGGGTGTCGTCTTCTACTTCGAACTCGACCTCATTCTGCTTGGCCTCAACCGCGCCACCGGCTTTAGCTTCTTTTTCGTCGGGAAATTCAAATTCAACTTTATCCATGCTTTCTCCTTATGCGCGGCTAATGCCACGAGGGTCTTGTACGACTGCTTCTACCGTATCGTCGTTAATGAGGCGAAACTCTCTACCGTGAATTTTTAAACGAGTGCCGCTATTTGGACGCGCCAAAATAAAGTCACCCTTCTTGCACCACGGGCCATTCGGGAACTTCTTCTCATCTTTGTAGCAGTCAGGGCCAAGCTCGACAACAAAGAACACGGTCGCTAGTACTTCCTCGAACCGTCTAGTCTCATCAGCTTTGATAATCCCACTTTCATACTTCTCCTCTGCTTCCGGCAGTGCTACAAGGATGTGATACCCACTTGGTTTAGGTAGCTGTGTTGCTTTCGCTTCGTTTGATTCGGGTAACGTAGATGTTTCCCCGTTCTCCGTTGCGATTAGTATTTCACTCATCTTGGCTATGCTCCATTTGGTCTGCAAGGTCTAAGATAAAACCTTCTGCGATGGATAGACCCCGAATCTCCCCGCAGATTGCGCGATACTCTGCGTAATCCTTCATTGTGCCCTCGCTTACTGCATGAGCAAGCTGGGCTTGTTTCTCGTTAATACGTTCTTTGACGATTGCCAGTGTTTTGTCCACTGATTACTCCTTTGGTTTAGGGTTTTGCGCAGGGCGAGATGCTTCTCTACGGTCTTTAGCCGCTTGCATACCAAGGCGAACTCCTTCGGCCTCCATCTTGGAGTCAAGGTCTTGTTGCGATTGCATGGCTTTCGCGCCCACCTGTAGTCCAGCGATAAGCTGTTGTGCAGCAATTCGCTCACGCTCAATCTGCGCTCTTTCGTCTTGTGCAGCAGCATCAACTTCAAGCTTTTTCTCTTTGATGCCAACTTCACGCTCTTTGAGTTCCAACTCTTTCTGTTGCATCTGAACAATCGGGTCTTGCGCAGCTTGTTGTGCTTGCTGCTGTGCGGCTTCCGCTTGGTTCTTCTGCGACAGTTTGGTTGCTGCCATTGCCATCATGCGGCTGATCTGAACCTCCATCTCCTCTGGAATAGTCTCGCCATCCTCATAGTCAGGAATATCAACCGGAACACCCAACTGCTCTTCAATCTGTTTGCGGTACTCGAACGCGATGTGTTCGTTAATATGAGCCATCATTGCACCCATGATTGCGTTGGCTTGCGGGTTTTGCCCAACAAGTTGTGCAATCTTCGGGTCTTGCATTGCGGTCATATGTACTTGGATATGTGCTTCATGGTCTTGATACAAGAACGCCTTGACCGGCTTCATGTTCAGAATTGCCATGTTCTCTGACACAGGATCTTTTGGCTTCTGATCTTCCGAGGCAGGTACAAGCTTGTGAATATTCTTGATGCCCAAAACTTCTAGCATCTGCTTGTTTAACTCGACCATGTCATAGATTTGCGGATTAGCTTGTGCCATTTGCATAACCGCTTGGTACTGAACCACCTTCTGCGACATCGTCGCCGCATTTGGATCAGATACCGGAATCACATCGACGTTGGCGTAGTCTTGTTGACGTGCACGACGTGGGCCTTCTTGTGGTTCGTAGCTGTACTCTGTTGGGGCATACGCCGCGATGATGTTCTTCAAGAGCTTGAACTCTTGTTTCATCGCAAAGTGAATCCGCGCCTGAACAGCCGACATCACTTTCAGTTGACGCTCCAGCAGTGCGAGTGTCGTTCCAACAGGAGCCTGCGCCGACATATCTGAGACCTGCAAGTCAGCAGCAGAAGCAAAGCGCCGACCTTCATCGACGATCTGATCCATCAACTGCTTCAGGACAAGTGACGGCTCCTTATACGGCAGGGGCAGAATGTTGTCCCTGATAGTGCCGGAGGCCACGTCCACGTCACGCCATTCTCCCGGAGAGATCGGAGTATCGTCTCCCTTGGTACGCATTCCTTTGGTCTTTAGACCGCCCGGCAGGTTTGACAGCGTACCCGCGTCAACAAGTTGACGAAGGATGGAAGTGCCCGACTTGGCGTACGCGCCAATCAAGTGGATCAGGCCAAAGTAGTAGAAGCCAAAGCCCGGTATGTAGCCGTAGTGAACGAAGTGGGTTCGCTTCTGATGTGTGTCATCGTCTGGTTCCCAGTTGCGACGGATTGCCAGAATAGTGCCGCTACCCTTTTCCATCGTGACGATGTACGGTAACGCTACGCCGTCCTCGCTTTCAAACCCTTCCAAGTCGAGGTCAACTTGCATCTCAAGGAGCTTGTAGCGATCATCGGTGGTAGCACGGAAGCCCATCTTCTCCGCGATCTTCTTCTCGACATCATCCAATGTGTTCATCGGAGGGCCAAGCTCGATGTCGCGGTAGAAGCCTGCAACTTGCAGTTTCTTTAGCTCGTTCTCAGTCTTACGCATCACATGGGTTACACGTGGCGCATTTTGCAAAGTCTCTGAGCCGTAAGGCACGACCACATCTTCAGCAGGTACAAAAATAGAGACCTGACGCTCCAGCGATGGGTCGTAGTACACCTTCTTAAACGCATTACCCGACAGGCCCAAGCCCCACAGCATGCGCTCATGCTCACTGCGGTACTCGGTCATCACCTCAGTAAGCTGATAGTTCATATCCGCTTGAACGCGCTCCGCAGCGTCCTTCTTTTGAGTGGTCTCCTTTCCAATGATCTGCGTCTTAACCGGGCCACTCGCCGGGAACGTCGCCATAATCGTCTCGGACTGGAACTTAACCAGAGCCTCAGATAGAAGGGGATGGTAAACCCCGCAAGCGCCTTCCCACGGCTCACTTCGTTCCTCCAGTCTCATACCGAGTAGCTCAAGGCCATCGACGTAGGTCTGCATCCAGTCTTTGCGACTAGCCACGTCATCCTCAAAGTCACCCGTCAACTCACCTGCCAGCGTCTCCAGCGCGTCTTCACTGATCTTCTCAGCGAGGTTAGCGTTAAAGTCATCGTCCTCATCTTTACCCGGCTCAATCTCAATCTCCAAGCCACCCATGCCAATAGTTACCGACTCCGGGTCTTCGATCTCAATCTCGATTGCGGGTTCCTCGTCCATCATTCCCATAGCGTCCAGCCCTAGCGGCGCGCGGTTTAATGCTTTATCAATAGCCATGATCTATCCTTAGTAATAAGCTTTTCTGCGTCTGAACTCCGGCACCTCGTCCGGCTCGTCAAGTACCGAGCGAATGTAGCCACCTTTGCGAAAGCGCATTAACGCGAGAGATACCGAGTCAACATAGTCATCATGCTCCCCGCCGGGGAACGACGCTACCTCATCCACCACTTCTTCCGCCCAATGTGTGTTGGGTACCCAGACGCGCCCACTCGCAAAAATGTCTGATACCGCATTTAACCGGCTGATCTTGTCATTGCCTTTACCCGGTGTGAACTCTTGCACGGGTATACCCATCGACCGCATCTCATAGATGAGCGGCGCTCCGGTTGCCTTCTTCTCGATGATGATAGAGTCCGGCTCCCACTCCTTGCACTCCTCAATTGCCTTTTTCTTTAGCTCTGGAAACTCCATGCGCTTACGGAAGGCATTTAAGAGGATGATGTTGGCCTGCATTATCCCGCTGGCATCCTCCTGATAGAAGACCCCCCACGTGGTGCATGCCGAATAGTCAGCACGGTTGTGTTTCTCGAACGCCGTATCCCAGCTTTGCAGTACAAATTCACACTGCGGCGGGTTGTCTTCCTCCCATTCCTGCCACCATTCACGCTTGATGATTGCAGCAGACTCGGATGTGGGGTTCTGCATGTACTGCGCCATCCATTTCTGGTTGGGCAGTTCGTTTTTCAGGGCTTGGAGTTCTTTAATTGACCAAAACTCAGGCCAAAGCGGGTTGCCAGAGGGCAGAATCGCCGGAAACTCAATCACTTCCCACTCATCGCCGTCACGTTGCGCAGCGGCTTTCAATACTTGGCCCGTCAAGTCCTTCTTTGACCAGCGTGTCATCACGATGATGATCGATCCACCCGGCTGGAGACGCTGACGAGGCCCCGATGTGTACCATTCGTAGGTCTTATCGTAGATTTCCGGGTTTACTTCGGCTAATGCAGCCTCTTGTTCGCTGTGCGGGTCATCAATAATGAGAATATCCGCACCCTTACCGGTCACCGCACCGCCCACACCGATAGCGAAATAGTCACCGCCCTTGGATGTGTTCCATCGACCCGCCGCTTTGGAGTCTGATTGCAGTGAAGTCTCGGTAAAAACGTCTT